AAGAGCAAACAAAGCAAATGATATAGATTTATGTTTTAATCCTATTATCGAATTTTCTAATGTATTTACGTTATATGCCGAAAATACGATATATTCATTTACGGTGCTAGACCTTAAAAATATTATTCAAAATTCATTAAGCAATACAGATATGATGTTTTCAATGCCATTAACTATAAAAAATCCATATGATAATCAACCTATAGCTATACATAATTTATATAATATATATAATTTTTTTAAGTATAATTTTATTAATATACCATTAATTTTTCAATTATATTATTTATCTAATTTTAATATTAACCGATTTCAAATTGAAAATGAAGTATATATTCGTAATTATTTAATAACAAATTTTTTAAATATAAATTCAAAACAATATGTTATACGAATAATTGAAAGCATGTTAGGTACGTTCAATAATCGAACCAAAAATAAAAAGAAACAAATAATATTAGATGACGAATTTCCAAAAGCTTATATATATAATACTTTTAAAGATTATGCACATATATATTATAAAAATCGTTATACGTTAGATATAAGTTGTAAAGAATATCGTAGTTTTACGTGGGAAACATTATTAAACGAGTTTCGTGAACAAAATCCTATTTACGGAAGAATGTATATTAAATTTGTGAATAATAAAAAAACAGTATCTTTTAATAACAAAAATAATATATCAAATATCAAACGTAAATGGGATATTAATAATAATTATTGTCATTTAGATCATACTTTTAATACAGAAGAAGATGAAATAGAAGAAGATGAAATAGAAGACATTGAGGAAGACATTGAGGAAGATTTAACTAGTATTATGAGTCAAGAAGATGATGAGGAAGCTATAGAAGAAGAAATAGTATTAGAGGAAGTCCTCGAATTATTAGAAGAAATAGTTCCATTACATAATATAGGAAGAAGACATATAATACATTTTTCAGATACAGAATCTGATTCGGATTCTGATTCAATTATTCGTTCATTATCTCAAAATAACTTGGATATGATTAATGACTGTATCAGCGATGATGATATATTTGATAGTGATTAATTACCAACTCTTTTTTACATTAAGAGCAGGACCTTTACGTTTTTTTGCTTTATTTGGGTCATATGCTTCATCCTCAGAGTCTGAACCAATATTTTTCGAAATATCCCAAAATTCTTTTGAACCTAATTTAAAATCAGGATGGTTTTCAGCCTTATACCAAAATACTTGGTCGTGGAGTTTATTAGATTTTGCATTATTATTTATTACTAAACATTCATAATTTTCAGTAGTTTGATCCATAACAGCACAAAAAGATTCTAACGTTGGAAACATACTAGCATAATTTTCCCAAATACGTTTTCTATTGGTTAAATATGGTTCTCTTAACAAAAATACATAATCAATATTGGTTCTTAAATTAGGAGGTATACCCAACGGGTATTGCATAGTAATAATTAACATTACTTTCCAATGACGTCCATTCATAAATAATAATCTCATTAATTTATCTTTCGTCCATGATTGATCGTATAAACAATCATCTAAAATAACAAACGTCCTAGGGTCTATAGTGCATCTTTTATATAATTCTAATTCTTTTTTCATTTGTTTTAATACTGTTTTTTGTCGTCTTAAAATATTTTCAATTAATGTAGAATTATATTCTTCATGAATAAATAATTTAGGCACATGTTTAGCATAAAACCCATTTCCAGCTTCAGTTCCTGATATAACTGTACCAATTGGTACATCTTGATGATAATATAATAAATCTCTTACTAAAAATGATTTACCTGTATCACGACGACCAATCATTACTATAACCGGACCTTTGTTTTCATTAGCTTTAAATGTAATATCTCTCATGTTAAATTTTTTTAATTCTAGTGTCATTTATTATATATTATTAGATAAATATATAATATTTTAAACGTGCTTTAATTAGTTCAAATGTGTATTATTTAAAATATTTAATAATTATAGTAATATGAATTGTTCTAAATTTAATATTTATTATTCTAAAAATAATACTATTGATCATAATTTCAACAAATTAAATTATATTTTGAATGAAGAAGATATAGATAATAACTATAACCCGTTTGATATAGAAAAGGAACAATTATATAATCCAATTTATAATTTATTTTTTTCATTAACCGATACAAATTATAATAACATTTCATTAAATCATAAATATCACATTATTAATTTAAATACTGTTAAAAACATAGATACGAGAAAAAACACAAATAAAGAAATATTTTTTAAATATTCACCATTGATTGACCCAACTAAATATTTAATAGGAAAATATACGAATGATGATACAATTTATAATTTACCACAATTGAATGAAAATAACAGTAACGACAAATTAACAAATATACATAATGCTTCTTATATTGATAATTTTTTTTATTATTTATCAGATCAATTATTACACAAACATAAATTTTTAAATGGTTTAGAATATTATGGTTCATATTTAGCGATTCAAAAGATATTTAAATATAATCTTACAGATGAAATAGAATATTTCGACGATTCTTCATTTTTCCATAATCAATTAGGAAGTTTATTTACTATTTCAAATAGCGAAACCAATAGTAATAAAAATACAAGAAATAAAAAAAACAAAATAAAATTATCAGACGATAATTACCATAATTTAACATGTAATCAATTGCCGTCAATAGAACCCAATGAAGAAACTCCTGGAGAAACCAATGAAGAAACTCCCGGAGAAACCAATGAAGAATTGAATTTAATATATGAATTTAATAATTCAAATACAAACGATGACTCATCTTGCGATAGTGATTGTAATTATAGTTCTAGTGATAATAATTCCATTACCGAGATAGATGATGATGAATGGGAAACAGAAAGTAGTTGTTCAGAAAATAGTTGTTCAGAAAATAGTTGTTCAGAAAATGATACATATGCTTATATTAAAAATTATCCAACCCAAATAATTTGTTTAGAAAAATGTAATGATACAATAGATACATTATTTGAAAATAATTTATTAGACGATAAACTTGGTTCAGCCGCATTATTACAAGTTATTTTCTCATTATTGACTTTTCAAAAAGCATTTAATTTTACACATAATGATTTACATACAAATAATATAATGTTTTCTAACACAGACCTAGAGTTTTTATATTATAAATATAATAATAAATTTTATAAAGTTCCGACATATGGTCGTATATTTAAAATTATAGATTTTGGAAGAAGTATTTATAAATATAATAATATTACATTTTGTAGTGATAGTTTTTCGAAAGAAGGTGATGCCAATACCCAATATAATTGCGAACCTTTTTATGATGAAAAAAAAACTAGAATAGAACCAAATTATAGTTTTGATTTATGTCGATTGGGGTGTTCTATTTATGATTTTATAGAGGAGATTGAAGATAATGAAGATAATGAAGAATCAAGATTTATTCAATTAAAAAATACAATAAATAGATGGTGTACTGATGACAATAATAAAAATATTTTATATAAAAAATCAGGTGAAGAACGATATCCTAATTTTAAATTATATAAAATGATTGCTAGAAATGTTCATAATCATACACCAGAAAAACAATTAGAATTTCCTTTTTTTAATCAATATATTTGGAATGAAAATTTAAATATTGATAATATTGATAATATTATTGATATTGATAGTATACCATCATATGTGAAAAATTGAATTATTAATTATATATCATTTATATTATATAATTAATAAAATGGAAGGAATTATTATAATATTAGGAATAATTACTCTATGTATGGCTCGTTCTATATTTTCCCCCCAAAACAGGGTACACCCAAACTAAATCAGAAAAATTGTTCTTTAAACTGACAAGGCACCATAATTGGTATTCCAAATTCTTTGGCTTTTTTTATTTTATTTGAAGTATCATCTAATTCTTTTACGATTAAAACAAACGTATTTTTATTTATATTATCATCTAGCACCCCATCTTCATCATTTAATTTATTTATAATTTCTTTATCTCGAATCTTTGTCATAACTATATGTTTCTTATATAAAATATGTTTTTCTTTACTACTTATTTTTTCTTTACTATTTATAGATTCTTTTTTCATAGTATTCATAATTAATTTATCTTCTAAATTACATTCTTTTAAGAAATGTAAAAATGTTGGGATATTAGATACAAAACTCTTAGCATTTTCAGAACCTATTCCATTTATTAATTTTAACATTTCTATTTTTTCTTGATTCGTATCATCCGTAGTTAATATATTAGGATACATTTCCATTATTGGCTTCATTTTCCTTTCTCCTAATCCCCTACCTAATATATTTGAAGCAACCATAATATCTAATAATTTGGCTTCTTTTATTTTGTTTTGAATACTATTATATACTTTTTCAATCATTTTTTCTTTAAAACCTTCAACATTTTCAAAATCTTTTTTATTCATTTTTAAAATAGATGAAATAGTTGTAAAACCTGCTTTTATAATTCTTCTTACATTACCAATCGATAATCCATCTACTTTTAATGTTGTAAAGAACAATGTTATTAGTTTTTCTTTAACTTCATTATTATCATCTATATTATTAACTATAATATCTACATTTGTATCATTCCAATGATATTCAACAAGTGGCATTTTTGCGTGTTCAGCTGGCTGTAAAACAGATTGTATAAAAGGAATAACATCTCCACTCCGAATCAATTTTATTATAGCTCCTACACCTATCTTATTATTTTGTATAAATTTAGCATTAAATCCAGTAGCAAATTTTATAGTAACTCCTCCTAATTTAACTGGTTCGATTTGTACTTTAGGTTTTAAATATCCATTTTTACTCGCTTGCCATATAACATCAACAACCTTTACTTCAGCAACTTGGTCTGATATAACCATTTTAAAAGCAAACGAATGTTCTGGATTTTTATTTGTTCGTTGATATATTTTATTATCAGTTACTATAATACCATCTATTTCATATTCATAATTATTTCTCCATTCTATTAATAATTGCGATAATATATCATTAGATATATTTGAAAATAAATTATTTCGAACTGTATTAATTCCTATTTTTGTAAGTATTTTAAATTGTTCATCGGGTGTTATAATTGGGTTTATTAGTTCATACGCAACAAATTCTAAATCTTTCGTTTTATTATCAATAGTTTTACTGTTAATTATACCCGCGACTAAATTGCGTGCATTTGCAAATTTTGATTTATATTTTTCATTAAATATTTGTTTAGTTATAATAAATTCACCACGAATTACTATATTTTCTACTTTTGGTAGATTTAAAACGGTTAATAAATAAGATATATCTTGACCAATCTTACCATTTCCTCGAGTATATAACTTAGGTTCATCTCCTTTGGTTGTATATAAACCACTAACCCCATCTAATTTACCAGAAATTAAATATGGTCCTGAAAATTTATTTTTCCAATTTTGTAAAGCATTTGTATCCGGTTTAATTTTATTCATAGAAGGCATATCATACGGTAAAATCGCTTTATTTTTAATAACTTCAGCTCCAATATTATTCAAAAATTCATTTCCTGGATAATTCCTTTCCATGTATTCTTTAATAATATCAAATTCATTATCTGTCATTACAGATATGTTTGTATTATAATAAGCATTATTTGCGTAATTAATTATATTTTCAATTTCTTTTTCTTTTAATGATTCCAAATAACTCATTCCATGTTGTTTGAAATTATTAATAGTATTAATCGGTTTTGACATCTTTATAAATTATATATAGTTAATAAATATATATAATATTTTCAATTTTTATTTATAATGAAAACACGTTATTTTTATTAAAATTCGGGTTCACCTGTAAATACTTCCGTACTTTTTAAATCGTTAATTTTAGTATCAGTTAATATACTAAAAAAATCAGAAAAAGAATTATGTCCTTGAATATAAATAAATATACCAATAAAAGAACTAATAAATACTATAATAGAGTCTTTTACCAGTATCTTTAATGGTTTCCATTCTTCTTCAATATATTTCATTTCTAACAATTTACAAATACTAAAAATAATTGTGACGATTATAGCTAATGCTAATGTTTTATCCATAATATATTATTTAATATCAAATTAATTATTTAATATATACGAATCATCCTAAAACTTCAACATCATTTAAAAGTATATCATCTGTATTAATTTCTGGATTATCTAAAATGTCGAAATCGGTTAAATTTACATCATCTGTATGTATTTGAATTTTATCATCTTCGTCATCGTAGTCATTTTCGTCATTTAATCGTCTAATAGCATTAGATGTGCTAATTTCTTCTAAACGTTCTATAGTCTTTGGAGCATCTATGTTATTAATTTCATTATTTTCATCAATAATAGAATCTATATCATTGAATGATAATCTGGTTGTAACTGTATCGTCATTTATATTACTTATAGACGGAACAATATCTGGTATGGTTTCATCGTTTACCGCTTCATTAACTTCTTTATTTATTTCTATATTTTCTTCTTCGTCTACTATATCTTCAATGATGACTTCTTCTTCCTCTTCAACTGATTCATCCATATAAGCTCTAATTATATCTTCAGTTGGTATACTATCTCGAATAGAAATTAATATAGATTCTTGAATAATTAATTCTAATTCTCGATTATTTTTTTGAACGGATAATGGTGCTATGTTTTTTTCAAATAAATAAATATTACTATATACTTTACGGGCGGTGTTAATATATACTTTATGGATGAAATCATTGAGCTTTGGAGTGGATATATCTATTTTTTTCTGTTTATTACCAACCCTTATACAAGTTAAAACCTTCAATTGTATAATATGAACACATGTGATTAAATCTTCTAAATAATTACAATTACTTCTTTCGACGATTCTAACTTTTTCTTGTTCGATAATATTATTATTCCATTTTGGAATACGTGATAATAGATTTTGAAAAGTCATTAAATATTTATTTAATTCATCATTGGCTGTACATAATTTCCAAGATTCGTTAAAAATAGATTTAATCCCTTCTGAAATTAATGGTGTTAATATCGATACTAATCTACTACACCATTCATTTCGAGATTCGTGTAAATTTGAAATGACAAAATCATCCATATTTATATTGTTGTGATACATTTTAAGTCCTTATTTGAACGTAAATACACGAAATCTAAAATAAACATCATTAGCATTTTTTCTGATTTATATTCAGATTTAATCTTTTCATATAAAATATTAGTACATGCCTTATCGAATTCTGTAAAATTGCTATTATTATTATACCAATTCATTAAATCAATACATGAATGACCTTCATTATAAATTTTTT